TACCAGCACAAGCTGTAATAATACCAAGTTCGCCGGCCGCCAATCCACCATCCATAATGGTATCAATTTCAGTCCAATTGGTCTTGACACAATTGCGACTCATTACACTCATACGTTTTTCAACGTCTTCAGAGTAATCGTGACCGATATTACGTTCCATACCAGCTTTCATTGCGTGGTCAACTACGTTTTTAATCTTTTCGTATTGACCAAGTGCCAATAGATCAGCACTTTCAATAATAGCGTTCTTTAGCTTTTGATTCTTACAGAATTCCAAAAACTGTTCTTTGACAAATTTCAAATCACTATCACTAACCTTTTGATATACCAATTTGAGATTGTCTACTATGCTTCGTTTTAGAAGTTCATCATTGATCTCATCCAATTTAATTTTGAATACTGTTAATGTTGGAAGATCTTTATACTCATTGAAATATTTAATACTTTCTTTTACTACCCACTTATTTGCATCACTTTCAAAGAAGTCTACTTCAATAATATCGTGAATTCGTTCAATAAATGAACGATCAGATATCAAGCACGAAATACACTTGATTTGGAAGTCACGGCCATATTTTGTTAATGAATCAATTGCTTTTTTGTTTTCCATAAGATAACTCTACTATACCACTGTTTTTTACCAACCACAACGTTTAAATAACGTTTATTTTTTATTCGATGAAACTGTTTAGTTTGCCAAAACACTCATTCAACCAAATGTGATAATTTGGGATATTATTCCACATTTTGTCTTCTGTAATCAACTTCGTAAAAGTCATTTTATCTATTTTACGAATAGGAGTCTTTATTATTTCTTCTATACGTAATTGTGTAAATGACTGAACCTGCGTATCACTCAATTGCATCAGAGAGTGATTTCTTTCTAGTAACAACTTATTATCCAATACAGTATCGTATATTTTATATTTACCTCTGTTGTTTTCAGAGTAATTATAAATTTCTTGTAATCCATATTGTTGACCGTCTGATAAAAATGGAAATGCTTTTACTACACGTTTTAAACCCACACCATCTAGTCCAGGTATGTTGTCGCTAACGTCACCTTCCATAACTCTGTATAAAACAAAGTTATTGCAAGTAATTCCATATTCATCCACTATTTCTTTACAACCAAAAATTTTCTTTTTTACAGGACTCCAGATTTTAATCTTGTCACTTGCTAGTTGAAGAAAATCTTTATCAGTAGACATAATTGTTACATTACTGTCCTTAAAAGTTTCTTTAGCTAAATAAGCAATTGTGTCGTCCGCTTCTATTTGATCAATTGCCATAACTGTTACAGGCAACGTGTCCAAATAATTTACAGTACGAATCAATTCTTTTTTGAAGTTAACAGATTCAATCTGTGATGAAGATAATTCTTCGTAATTACGGTTGAGACGAATATCAGTCTTTCTGCCGTTTTTGTAACCTGGATATATCTTTCTGCGTTTCTGACTACCACCTTTACCATCAAATACAATAATAACTCGGGTAGGAGAAAGTAATTTAATTGCATATCCAATGCTCTTCAAGAAACCAGCAATACCCCCAGTGTGTAACCCATCTTCATTGAGTGAAGGAATGGCCATAAAACTACGAATGTAAGTATTCACTACAATCCGTCAACCAAAAGGACATCACTATTAAGTGATTTTTTAAGTCCTCCGGTGACGGAATCGCTTTCTATATTTTGAAATAAAGAAAATAACTTCTTCATTTCTTTGTTGTCAAAGTTGCTCATTTAATAGTTTTTTAATGTATATATTTTTGTCTTTACATTGTTCCCAATCGTGTTGCCATATAACTTTTATTATATACCCATTCGATTCAGCAATCAACATTTTATTTTTATCTTTTTCCCATATTTTAATAACTTCATCGGACGATGTAAAAAATCTAGGATCTCTGTGCCAATAAGTACCATTAAATTCTATTAATAAATTTTTTTCTTTTACAAACACATCGTATGGCTTCCCCCCAACAACATATTCATCTTGAATTGAATATCCTTGTTCTTTTAACAATCTAATTACTTCCTGCTGTCCTTTAGATTTAAAAATTGGTTTGTGAATTCCACTTTTCCACTGATTTTTAGTAATTAACGATAATTTGTGTTTTGTTTCAGTAGTATGTCTAAAATTAGATCGTTTGGTTTTCTTTGGTTTTCTTAATTTTAACTTATGTTCTTCTGTTAATGGCTTTCCAAGTTGAGATTGAGACATTTTTTGTTTAGTGTCTTCACTGGGTTTATACCAGTCTCTACTCTTTACTCGTTTTATTTTACTCTCCATTGTTTGGCACTTTGGTAAACAATGTTTAATCATTAAATCCCTACATCTAGATTTAGCGGACTGATTATTTTTATAATATTTTTTAATACCGACAGACATTTTTTGTCTTCTTTCTGAAGAAATAAAATAACTATCTTTGTTTCTTTTTTGATGAGCAGCTTTAGACGTTCTAACAGCACTTATTTTTTTCAAATAAGTTTCACCATATTTATTATATAAATATTTTTTTATTTTTTCCCCAGTTTTGCTACCAATTTTATTCAGTTTAAATAAAGAAGTAAATCCACATATTGATTCATCTTTTATAAAGATTTGATATAATCGTTCAGATCGGTCTTCAAAAAAGAGTTTTTCCGCATTGTTATCCATACTAATAAATAGTAGGCAATGCGGAAAAACATCCTATCAACGTATTATTCTTCGTTGCCTGCAGTTTCTTCGTGTGTATCCACAACAGCATCCTCAATAATTTGACTATTGGGATCTTTGTATTTCATAATTACAGCGTCACAAATCTTCAGGTAAATTTCTTCACCCAATTGTTTGTCACTCTGCATTACACTTACAAAGTCTTTGGATTGGAACTTCCATTCGTTTCCATCGTTCTTTTTATAAGTATAATAAGCACCACCCTGTTTAATTAGATTTTGTTCTTTTAGAACTTTAATCCAACTGCCATAGTCAGCAATTCCACTATCAAAATAGATATCAAAATTGGCCTGACGTTGAGGTGGTCCCATACGATTCTTGATAACAACTGCCTTACACTCGTTTCCGATGACTTCTTCACCCTTCTTGAGTTTACCGGCATTATTCAAACGAACACGTACACTACAATGATATGCTAAAGCCTTACCACCACTTACTACGTACTTATCACCAAATGCCATAGCATTTAAATTCTGACGTAGTTGATTAGTAAATACAGTCAATACTTTCTGTTTACCAATCATAGTAGTAATCTTACGCATTGCCTTACTGATAATAATAGATTTACCCGTTGCAAATCCATCCTTACCGTGATCACTTTCCAATTCAACTTTAGTAGATGCTGCTGCTACAGAATCTACAATGATTGTAAGAATACGATCTTTGTTGCTCTTACGAACAATCGCGATCATCTTCTCCATCTGAGCAAAAATATCTTCAACGGTTTCACATTGAACATATAGTAGCTTAGACAAATCTACACCAAGACTCTTCCAGAACTCAGGCGCAGCTGCGTTTTCAGTATCAATTACTACAGCGACTCCACCCTTCTTCTGTGTATCTGCGACAACGTGTGCCGACAATAGACTCTTACCAGTACCTTCAAGTCCGTTGAATTCAACCATCTTACCAACTGGTAGACCGCCGTGTGGACGATTACTAATTGCAAGATCCAAAATAGAAGAGCCAGTACTAATCCAATCAGTAATTTCTGAAGGATTATCTTGTTCATCTAGGAAATGTGCAATTTTACCACCGTCTTTGTTTGCTTTATTAAGCTCATTCGCCAACATTTCGATTAATTCGTCACGTTGACCCGATGTATCTTTTGTAACACTTTTCTTTGCCATAACGTATATAACTAGAAAGCCGGTGGGGTATAAAAACTCCACCGGCTTATTTTTATTTTTTAGGAGTTAAACAAGTCATCAAATGCTTGTTCTACACTGTCTTTACCCTTTGCTTTGGCAGCAGTTGGTGAAGCTGGTGCCTTAGCTGTAGCAGTTGCGGTTACTGCTGGTGATGTTGAAAACGGAGCTTCATCATCATCTCCACTAGGAGTAGGTTCAGCTGCAACTTCGGTTGCGGCTGATTCTGGATTCAACCACTTATCCATAACTTCCTTCAAGTCATCATAGGATAGTTCTTCAAACAAATCCAAGATGTTTACTTGTGCCTTTAGAGCATCCAAGAGTTGGGTATTCTTTGGATCTACGGCGACACTTACGTTTGGTTTAACACGAATGCTGGTTTCTGGGAAACTAGCTCCGCCTTCAGCTGTCTTGAATTCTACAACGATATCACGACCATTGGTTAGATCGGTAATATCACCGAAATCAGGATCACTGATGATTGAAAGAAGTTCTTGATAAACTTGCTTTCCAAATCCCCAGAACTTGACACCTTCTCCTTCTTCACCACGAACAATGACTGGTACGAAAGTACGCATCTTTGGTTCCATCTTACGACCCATCTGCCAATCTTCCTTTGAACCAGTCTTCTTCAGACGGTTAGCAAATTCAACGATTGGATCTGGCCGACCAAAACTATCAGGAGATAGATAAGTCTTGTTATTGATATTGTAATGAAACTTTAGTTCGATAAACGGATTCTCAGGTACGTACTTATATGGTACGATACGAACTACTTGTTTACCTGGCTTTGGTTTCCAAATCAAGTTGGATTTTTGATTTGTGTTTGAAAGGGAGTTCAAACGACTCTTTAGTTTACTTAGATCTAATGCCATAATTATTTAATGTTTAATTGTTAATTAGTTAATTACTTCAACGGATCACTCGACCCGTCATATAACCAACCTAAAATCAGTCTACACTATGTATAGATTGAAATCAAGTCTAAAATATATATCAAATTTCTTGGATAGAAAACAATTTTAATGGAACTATTTTTACACCAATTTCGTTGGTTAGTATAATACTGTTTTTATATAGTTCCCAATTTAATTGGAAGTTCTTATCAAATACACCATTGTTTTCGTCAGCAATCAACTTATTCATTGCGTTGAGTGTATATAGTGTATTTGTTTGTTTCTTACGATGAATACTTATAGTGCCTTTGTAACGATTATTACGTTCGGTTTTTTCCACATTAAACGTTAAGTACAATTCCCGAAGATTATTCTCATTTGCAAATATAAAAATCTTATTATCGATCAATGTATATTGTTGAGTTATCTCTTTAATCGTTTCAGTATAATTTATACTATTTGCAAATGTGCAAAGTAGTTGTTTTTGGGTTATCATATTTTATCAACGACTTCTTTTCCTTCTACACTAAACGTAAACGAACTACCACTACTACTATCTAAACTAAAAACAGAATATGTTGGTGTAGCAATATCATCTTTCATAACAATTCCAGCGAATAAATAAAGAGTTACCGTTAAATATCCTTCGTCAACCACCATATTGATTCGGATCTTACCCAATTTTACATCTTCGAACTCTTTTGGAATTTCTAATTTAAAATTACCTTTATATCTCAACCTTTCAATCTTTTTACCAGTGTATTTGATTAGAGGTAAACTAACGTTTTTGCCAAATACAGCTTCGGTTGAAAGAAGACTAGATAATTTTATAAATTCTTCACGTATTAAATTAGGATCTGATGTATTTACATCTTTTAATACATTGTTTAAGATTAAATCTATATACTTAAGTGACAAAACATTAGCTCTGTATTTAAAAATGGGTCTGAGTGTATATCGTTCTAAACAATCTCCAATTTTAAAATCTCCGTCAATTTGATTTATTACATATATTAGATTTTTTTTCAAATTTTCAATTTGTTGCAATTGTACCGTTTTTATTTCAATTGGAAAAAATTCA